GCTCGCTCACGTCGTCGATTGGCTCGTGCCTTTTATCTGTGGCGGAGTGGCCACGGTTTTGGGCCTGATGTGGCGATGGGGCAAAGCCATGGTCAACGGGCTGCGCGAGCTCCTGCTGTGCCAGTTGGAGGACCTGCGCCGCGAAATGGTCATCGAGCACGACGGAGTGGCGGACGAGGACCTCAAATCACGCTCCCAACGCCTCTACGACAGCTATCACAGCCTGGGCGGCAACGGCCACGGGACATCGCTCAACAATGACATCCAATCCGCGCCGATAGCGCCACGACAGTCCTGACCCACGACCGTGGGCCACAAACAATATCCATCCCAGAGAAAAGGGAAACATGGTCAACAATTTGAAACGTCATCCCAAGCCCTCGCTGCCGGACGAGCTTCGCCCGGACGTAGCCCCCGAAACCATAACCGAATCCATTAAGGAGGAGTAATAATCATGACCCAAATCCATATCAGCATCAGGAAGCCGAAGACCGGCGGCCTGGACCCGGTCACCGGCCTGATGCGATTCCGTCCGGTACGTCGCCATTTCGACGCGGACAAGAACCTCATCATCGCGGCCTCGTTCGACGCGGACTTGTCCGAGACGGGTGAGCTGACGGTTGACCTGCTGCCTACGACGCCCGCTTTCGTGTGGCAGGTTGTGGAGTTGGCTGATTCGCCGCAAGCGTACACGCGCTACGTCGAAGTGCCGGACTCCAAGACCAAGGTCGAATACGCCGACCTCGTGGAGGTTGACGCGGGCACGTTCGTCCCGAAGGACATGCAGGGCTCCCAATTGCTGAAGGTTCGCCACGCTTCCACCCAGTCGGAGGCTGAGACGCTTTCCGCCCGATACCCGGATGCGGTGGTGCTCTTCGACGAGACCGCCACGACCATGAAGGCCGCTATGGCCATGAGCACGTTGGAGTCCATCACGGCCGAAGCGCAGACGAACGCCGCGTTGGCTAGGAGCGCCATGCTGAGCGCACAGTCCTTGGCTGATTCCGCGACCGCCACCCAGTCCGACCTTAATATCCTCGCGTCGAACGCCAACACGTTGGCGGCTAGCGTCGCCAACGATTCGCAGACCGTGGCCGACACCGCTTCCATGGTCGCGGCGAAGGGCGAGACGGCCATCGCCGCCATCGATTCGACGGTGCAGGCGGTCAAGGACAAGGCGGAGGCTGCGACCACCGTACTGCCTTCCACCGGCACCACCGAAGGCACCACCGACACCGGCACCACCGAGGAAACCACGGAGGAACCCGGCAAGGACTCCACGCCAGCCAAGGCCAAGAAGGCCACCGTGAAGGGAGCCTGACCATGCCAGCCCTATACGCCGGCAAACGTGTCGGCAAACCGTTGATGGGAGGCCACACGTACAACGCCATGTTCAATGGCAAGCTCGTGTGGCCCCTCGACAAGGACACGGTCGTCTCCGTCAATATCACGGATGATAAGGGCAAGCCGTTGCCCAAGTCTCTGGCCGTATCCGGCACCCTGAAACTGGGGGCGAAAGCCACGTATGCGGACGGTCATGTTGGCGACCTGCTCACCACCAAGGACGTGACGTTCGCGAGCAGGGACACTTCCACCGCCACGGTTTCGGGCAACACGCTCACGTGGCGGCATGGCGGAACCATATTGGTGACGGCCACGGTCAACGGTTTCACTTCCGCCGCCGTGTCCATCAGCGCGGCCTACGCGCCCGAGTCCATCAAGGTCACGGACGATTCCGGCAAACCCATCGACAACATCACCCTGCGCGTCGGCGAGAGCAAGAACCTCAAGGTGACGATCCTGCCCGATGCGGCATCGCAGGAGTATACGGCATCCATCAAGGATGTGAGTCTCGCATCAGTCAGACAACAGTAAGGGGCAATATCATGCCAACAACAACAGCGTTTAAGGGGGGGGGCTAGTGTCCGCGCCCTCAAGGAGGGCGACACCTCCATCACCATCACCGCAGGCAGCATCGTAAAGACCATCCCGGTCAGTGTATGGGGAAACAAATGGGTGCTGCCCACCCTGCCCGCCACGCGCAACGGAATCACGTTCACCGCAGCCGGCGACGGCATGGTACACGCGAAGGGCACAGCGACCGACTGGGCGACCATCCTCGTCACCCAGGACCTGCCGGCCGGCGAGTACACGCTCGAACACACGATCGCCGACGGTGTCGGCCCGTTCTGCGAGCTCAAATCCACGGACGGCAGGATCGACCTGTTCTCGCATGGCAAGGTCAAGGCGACGCTCCCGGCGGGCGACTACCAGATGCTCGTCAGTGTCTCGCCCGGCAAGACCGTGGACGCAACCATCACCCCAATTCTCAGGAAACTCAACTAAGGCCCCGATATTGGGGCCTTCACCATAAAAAGGAGGCCCCAATATGGGCGCACTATCAATAACCGGTATCAAACCGGGGTCCACGAGTCTGAAACTGACCGCCGGCAAGATTACGAAAACCGTGCCGATTACCGTATTGTCGCGTAACCTGCTCGCCTACGGTCCCGCCGAGGGCAACGGTCTGACCGTCACCGTGGCGCAGGACGGGTCGCTTGATTTCAGCAGCGGCACCGAATCGGTGCCATTGCACAAGGGCGTGCGCTGGGAGTTCGACGTGCCCGAAGGCATCGTTGGCGTGCCTCTCATCATCTCCTACACGGGCGATGTGCCCGGAAACCTGGTCATCGGCATCTACGCCAACGCGAATAGCCTCGGCGGCGTCTATCAGGGGAAAAACAACACCGTGGTCACCATCCCCAAGGGGACCACACGCGTCGAGCTGCGCATCTTGCGTGGCGGCGTCACGGCCGGCAGCGTGTCGGGCAACCTGAAAATCCAACTCGAACTCGGGAACACCGCGCACGAGTGGATGAAACCCGATGTCACAAGCCTTGAGGGGGGGCTATGAGCTAGCGAACCTGTATCCGCGTGTCACCGGACTGCCTAAAACATTAGGCACCGACCCGGGTGTTATGGTCACGGAACCATCGCCGGGCACGTACCGGTTCAAAGGCTCCACCACACAAAAGGTTGACTCGTGGGATAGCCTGACATGTTCCGTCCATGTGGACGCGGGCACGTACACGATGGACGCCACGGACTGGCCGCTGGGCAACAATTCATGGCTGATGGGCATACAAGCCCATATCTCCCACGACGACGGGAGCGAAGGAGCAAATGTGTTCGGACCTCGTAACTATGGGCCGAAAACCTTGAAGGCCGGCACTCTCCAATGCAACATTTTCGTCAACACCACGGGCGAGGTCGATAAGACGTTCACTCCCCGCCTGTACAAGATCGACTGATTCTAGCCCCACACCATTCCGTGTGGGGCTTTTCCATTGACGGCCCCGAGTGGGCCCCGATAATCCTGACCCACGACCGTGGGCCACAAACAACAATCCATCCCGAGAAAGGGGAAAACATTGGTCAATAACAAGGACAAGCCGTTGTGGAAGCGTCTGCTCGCCAAGGGTACCGCGCTGGCAGCCGCCGTGTGCATGATGCTGCTCCCGGCGACCGCGCACGCGGACATGCAGGGCGTGGACATGAGCAACTGGCAGTGCGGCGCGGACGTGTACAACATGCAGGCCGATTTCATCGTGGTCGGCACCACATGGGGCACGGGCCAAGTCAACAACAACTGCCTCGTGTCCGGCGTCAACACGGACGCCAACCGCATGATCGCCCAGGCACAGGCCAGCGGCAAAAAGTTCGGCCTCTACCATTACGCGATGGGCGGCAACCCGGAGGCGGAAGCCCAATTCTTCTATCGCAACACCAGCAACTATTGGCGTCACGGCATCGTGGCGCTCGACTGGGAGATGGACGATAATCCGGCGTGGGGCGATTGGGGTTGGGTACGCCGATTCATGGCGGAGTGCGAACGGCTCTCGGGCGGCGTGCGCCCATTGCTGTACACCGGCCCGGTCGCCGGCACCATCCCGCAGGACATCCGCGACCGATACGGTTTGTGGATCGCCCAATACGCGAACATGAGCCCGACCGGCTATCAGGCCAATCCGTGGATGATCGGCGCGTACGGCGAGGCCATGCGACAGTACAGCGGCACCGGTGTCGTCAACACGTGGAGTCCCATCGACCTCAACATTTTCCGTGGCGAGGCATGGCAGTGGGATCTGTACGCCAACCCCACCGGCTCCACAGCCCCGGCCCCGGCAACGCCCGCGCCCGTGCAGCCGAGCACTCCCCCGGCCGACACCAACACGGGTGGCATCAGCCACGTCATGCAATGGGGAGAAACCATCTGGGGACTCGCCGTCGCCTATGATGCTTGGCCCCTGTCCGCATGGCACACGCCAAGCGGTGACATCAACCGCTACTACGTGGGCGACGTCGTAACCTACGGCGGCGGCTCTACTGCCACCCCCGCACCGTCCACCGGGGTCTCCAAGGTCCTCCAATGGGGCGACACCGTGTGGGATTTCGCCACCGCGCACGGTTACAGCGTCAGCCGCTGCACCGTACCCTCCGGCAACATCAACGTCTACTATGTGGGCGACGTGGTGACCTGCCGCTGAGACTCAACAGATGCCGCCACCCGCTTGACCGGG